GGTACTTCTTCTTTGGCAGACTTAGTTGGATTTGAAAAAACATCAAAACCAATTGGATCTATTGCTGAATCAAAAATTATCTCAGAAGCCATCGTGATGATTCCATATACAAGCAAGAAAAATCATAATGGAAAACTAGATACCGCTCAAACATTATTACCGCTATTAGGAGAAAATGGAGTATTTAGCGATAGAGTTGGTGCAGATCCAAATAATCCAAGTTATTTCTATGTTGATAAAAATAAGGTAAATGAGCTTATTGGTCTTGATATTTCATCAGAGAAATTAACATTAGACCAGATCAAAAATAGATTAACAAGTACAAAACTAGACCAAAATAATAACATAGTCAAAACTATGAGATCTATGATGGACTATAACTTACCTCCACATCTAGACTGGATAACAAATAAAACTGTAGATCCGTTTGTTATGTATATCTTTGAGTTCAAACACAAACTAGATTCAGAAGATCTTGTTGACGTTTGGCAAGGTTTAATGCCAAAGATTGCAAAAACAGCAGAACTAGATTCAGTAACGGTTGAACATAACTTATCAGAATACGAATTCTTCCATGGAAAAAATCTACCAGATGACATTAGATGGAAGGTATTCAAAGTTAAGAAGCGCGCAAATACAAATTATTATAAGCTAACAGCAGATTCAAAAGATGATGCACGCTTTAAATTCCAATTTGCAGGAGGAACAAAAGAACCAGAGTATTCATACAACTGGCCTTATGATTATTTCTCTCTTGTCGAGATGGCAAATATTGATGCATCTATTAAAGTATCGGATGAAAAACCTGTTGATCCTACACTAGTTCCATTTGAAAAATGGTTAAAACCACAATGGGCAGATATTCCAAAAGAATTATTAGGAGAAGAACAATATAGTCTTAAGACTGGGTTTGCTAAAAATGTAGGCCCACAAGCAACTGAGGTAGATCCAATGAGAGTGGCTAAAGATCTTGAGATGGCTTCTGTACCAACTGGATTTCCTGGGGCAGCGCCAACAACACCAGCAGGAAGTGCAGGATCTGCTCTTGGAGGCGCATTAGCTGGTGCGGTATCTAGTGGTGCCGCATCAATGGATAAATTTGCACAAACTGTATTAAAATCTAAACAGGAAAAAACAAATCAGACAGTCCAAGCAAATCAACAGGAGCAGATAGAAGCCAGAGAAAAACGCACTTTAATGCTAAAAAAGGAAAGATACGATAAAGTATCGAATTTCTTACAAAAAATTTGGAATAACGGAAACGGCCAACTAGCTCAATATAAAGAAAAATTAACTGCACCTGGTTTAAATTATCAAGATCCTAAATTAACAGGTGTTATACAAAAGTTGTTACCATATAACTTAAACATATATAAAGCTAATTATAATATAGATATATCTGATTTTGATTGGTATAGTAATTGGATGAAAGATAAACTAACCCACAAACTAAGCGCAGAAGCCAACATAAAAACGCTTACAGATGCTTATGCGGAAACTAGAGATAAATCCAACACTTTAACATATTCGGCTAAATATATATTAAGATTGCCTCCTGAGCTGACTCAAGACGAATTAGACAAAATAAAAAAGTATGAAGATGAAGACATCTCTAATGATCAAAATATAAGACAAGAAGCAAATACTTTAAAAGCTAAAAAAACAAAATTATCTTATAAATAAGAGGAAAAGTAATGTCATTCTTTAAAAGCAAAGAAGAAGTCATAGATCTACAACTAACTCCATATGGCAAGCAAACACTCGCAAAAGGTGTTTTTAAGCCTACATATTATGCTTTTTTTGATGATGATATCATTTATGACTCTATGGCTTATAGTGTAACTGAACTACAAAATGATACGCAAACAAGAGTATTAGAGTCAACTCCTTATCTAAAAACTCAATATAAGTTCTCTGGGTCTTCTGTTAATTCTTTAGAAGAACTTGATTATTCTAGATATTTAGGTATTCCATTAGCTGATGCAGATGATTCAATCCAATATTTACCTTCATTTAATATTTCATTTGTAAATGGTACAATAGATAGAGTAGATCTTTCTAGTTCTTTATACTACAATAACCTTGGAAATGAATCAATTCCACAAATTTACTTAAAAACTGAGTATGTTGATATTATAATAGATAAAGATTATTCAAAAGCAGAAATGAATACAAAAGAAATATTTTATCCTCCAAAACAGGATGATTCATATGTCAAAGTTTCTCCAAAAGAGATAGTTTTTGATATTTTTGAAGAAAATGTAGAGTATTTATTTAAAAATTTTGATATAGAGGTACATAAAATACAGAATGGAATAATTGAAAAACTTAAATTTGAAAAAAGTATAATGTCAAATGATTCTGCAATAATTGACGATATGCTGGTTCCTGGTGTTATTAGTGATAACGATTTAACTTTCGACGTAACTCCAACATCAAAATTTTCTGATTTTCAAACTTTTACAGAAGAAGATACACATATGGTTAAATCTTATTTTAACATTATAACTGATGATATGCAAGAAGATTTTAAACCTAACAGACTATATATTTATGATCCAATGACTGATATTTCACCAAAAGGAAACAACTGCTAGTGACTTCCATGATTGATATAGTTTCAATACTTACAAGAAATATGCCTAATTCTTTTTTTGAATCATTTCAAATTAAAGAACTCGATAGCGTATACGATATACGAATTAAAACATGGGTAATGGATCATTTTATAACAAAAAATATGACTTCTGGATGGGCAACTAATCCAAATGTTAGCAAACATTGCTATATAAAAGTTGCCTGTATCCAGGACGAAAAAGTTTTTAATAGCATAACAAAAGAAAATTATCTAGATGTGCTAACTAAAAATAATTTTCAAATATCTACATTAAAATTAAAAAATCTAACACCAGAACAGTTACTAGAAGAAAATCCTGAAATAACTACAGATACAGAAAAAATATATAAATTTCTCTATGATTCAAATTTTCGACTTCCAATAAGTAATTTTCTTGGATTTATAACATATTGTTATTATGATTCAGGAGAGTACGCTAAAGAATTTTCAATCAAAAATATAAATGATAAAAAATACAATTCTAGCTTTATGTTAGAAAAGTTTGAATTAATAAAAGATGGCGTGATCAATAATTTAATTATTAGACCACACACAAAACAAGATAATCTATGGTGTTCAGAATATAGTTCAATAAACAATAATTATTTTTACTTTGTTGATGACAAAAAGTATCCTATAACCAAGAAAACTGAAGAGGTTAGAGTAGTCGATCTAGATTCTTCAAAAAGCCTAGTAAAGTTAGAATATCAGGGTGCAAAAAAAGAATCAGAAGATGTTACATACGATAATTTATCAGCAATAAGTGACGTACATCACTCAGTAGACGAAGCTGGAAACTTAAATATAATGTTTTCATTTGATTCTATTAATTACATCTTTAAAAATTCAAGTGTTTTTTCTTCTTTAGGAAAAGATTCATTTAATGATCCTACTGTTAGAGCTTGGATAAAACAACTTAGCGTTATAAAAGACATACAAGTTTCAAGAATTGATAAAAACACAAAAAAAGAAAAACTAATATCTAATACAACAACTAATAAAGACCCAGTTTATCTAGATAATTCAGTCGATTCTTTCTCTGACATACATTTTTATAAATTTACAGATACCGAATATAGCTATTTTAACGCTGGTTTATTTTCTTATAGAGTCGATATATCTATCGACGACGGTGTTTTAAAGTATTTGCAAAATCTAGTAAGACATTCAAAAGAAGAAAATGAATTATTTAAGAACTATCTCAACAATTCTTTAAATTTTGCAAATAAAGTCGATAAAAACGATAAGCACATATATTATAATTTTAATACAGATTCTTTTACAGACTTATATACGGTCAAGCAATCATATGCCAACTCAGATTGGAGTAAGTGTTTTGATTGTTGTAATTCCTATACATTACTCTATAATATAATTGAAGAAAATAAACTAGAAACAACAAGTAAAGAATTATTAAATTCATTATCGCCAACAAATGCATCTCTTGATGTTTTGCAAAGTTTTGGAAATCACTTTGATTCCCTCTTAAAAAAAGCTAATTTAATATTAGACAAAAAAACTAACACTGATTTTCGACAGAGTTATATATTAATTAACTCAGTTAAGCCATCAAATGGCAAATGTTTCTATGATTATTCTGCTGATTTTTCTAGCTATAGAGATCTAACATCGAATAATAAACAATATTTTCCATTCCGCCAAATTGATAAAATTTATAGATTAACTTCATTTGGATTAGATACCCAGTCTATCGTAGAAAGCGCAAATTTAAAAAGCGAAGAAGATTTAGATTTTAAGATTTCTGATACTACTATTCAATTCTTACTACAAGAATTAAAAAATAATTTGACAGAAGAGCAAGTAAGTTATCTATATTTATATAATATCTTAACTGATCAAATTGATAATATGATGTATTTAAATAAGTTTAAAAATTCCAGCTCTCCAGGAAACGCTATAGAAAAAATATTAAAAACAAAAAATAGAGAGCAGCTTATATCTATATATAAAAACTTAACAGGATCAACTTCTAATTTTGCTAATAGCACAATAGATGATTTTATTACTGGTACTTATTCAATAACTAAATACGTCCAATCTAATATAAACTTCTATTTAACTTTCTTAAACAACAAGTTAGATGATAGTTTTTACAAAAATTATAAAAAAATTATATTATTTATACTGAGATATGGAAAATTAACAAGAGTGGAATATCTGAGCGGATATGAAAATAGCGATAAGCATAATATAAAATTTTTAAAAAAGCCAATTTGGACAATTTTAGATATTAATGACTCAAAAGTTAAAAATATAATGTCGAGCGGGCAATCACTATTAATAAGATTTATGCAAGTAAATACAGATGAAATAGGCTTTTTTGATGATAGCCGTCTTAATCTAGAAATACTTAACAGGTATTTTATCCTGAGTAACTAATATGATAATAGAAAATAAATTTACTGTCAATACATTATATAACAGTGGCGATACACTTAATGCTAAAAAAGTTGTTGCCTTAAATGATTTAAAAAATCGCATACAAATGCAGGGTACAGATAATTTAAATTATCATAATTTTTCTGTAGACATACCAGTAAACGATGGTAAATCAGAATATAATGTCTCAATAACCCACGAATTTAATAAAATTACTTTTGATAACTATAATGAAAAAGTGCAAGATTTGCATATTAGCGATTCTAGACAAATAAAAAATTTCTACACATTAGAAGAAAATAATATAGTCGAATATTACAAATCAAACTTAATCCCATCTTTAAGTGATATATGGGGAAACTATACGGATTATTTATTTTCAAATGAAACTATTAAAAAAGGCAATAATCCTAACTTAATCAACAAATTGCCAGAATTTATTAGAATAAAAATTCCAAAAATTAACAATTTAAATAAAAATAAAGAAGAAACTTTTTATAATATAAATAGATTTTTAAGCGGTATGATGTACGATAAGCAAAATTATTTTGTTTATCAATACACTTTTTCTAATTATTTTAATGCTAAATTTGATACTAAATCAGCATTAAAAATAAAAGATTATAATGAAATTTTTAATTTACAAAATTTAATTTCTGTAAATTTACCAAAAACTGTTTATGTATCTAGTAATCCTATCACATCTCAAGCAGTAGATTCATTTGTGCCAGACGTAAGAGATACATTAGATAACATAATAGGTTATTCAGATTTAAGTACAGAGCAATTGCTTCAAGAAGTTATGTTAAATAAGCGAACTACATTAATTCCTTTATTTTATAAGATAACTAAAAAGCGTCAAAAACAAAAATTTGAAAATGCTGACAGAACAGAAACATTGCAAAATGTATATATTCCATATGTTTACGATCAAGATTTAGAATATATAGATAATCAAGTTTTACCATTTCAAGATTATATATATTCAATTACTCTAGTATGTCTTTCTGTAGGATATACAGTAACTAAAAACGCAGAGATAGCATACGTAAATCCAACAATAATAGATATTAATTTTTTTGAAGGATTTGCAATAGAAAAAGACTCATATCCAGTAATACCAGAGCCTTCTATTTATCCTATTTTTAATCAACCAAATAATATAAAGATATTTTTAAATACAAAAACTGCATATGAGAAGCCAATTTTCTTTACAGCAGCAGAAACCTCTTTAAGCATTAATGCAGATGAACCTGTTTTTTTCAGTAAAAGAAACTTTAAGGAATATATTGTTTATAAAATAAATGAAAAACCTTCATCATATAGCGCTTTTAATTATGGCGAGGTTATAAGAGTAACTTCTGATAAAAATGCTTTTTATGATATTCTCGAAGAAAATAAAATGTATTATTACACTTTTAGAGCATATGATGGAAAAAGATATTCAAACCCAAGCGTTATATATGAAGTAGAGATAAAAAATATTAATGGTGCAATTGTGCCTATTATTAGATCATTTAATTTTGATAAAGTTGATCCTTTAAGCTCTGATTTACTGACTCAAGAATTACCTTTTAAGCAAAGAGTATCAATAAAGCCCTCATATTATCAAACAAGCTTATTAGAGACAAAAGGATCTGAAGAGACATATAAAGATTCTGAATTTCTCTTCGATAGATCCAGGTTTAAGAATCTTGAATCTATTTTTCAAGGAACTGGTGCTCCACAATATAAAATTAGATTAATCTCAAAAACATCAGGTAAAATGATTGATATTAATCTAGACTATAGATATCAAATCAAAAACAAGTTAAAAAAGTAAAAATTTACATAAACTACTATTTAATGTTTAGGAGAAAAAAATGGGTTTTTTAAATAATTCAGGTGACATAATTTTAGACGCAGTTTTAACAGATACGGGCAGAATGAGATTAGCAAAAGGAGATGGATCTTTCAAGATTAGTAAGTTTGCGCTTGCTGATGATGAAATTGACTATAGCTTATTTGTTGGTAACACAGGAAGCGCCTATCAAGATTTACAGTTACTACAAACGCCAATCTTAGAATCATTTACTAATAATGCATCTAGCATGAAAAGTAAATTAATGACAGTAAATCTTAAAAATATCTTGCATCTACCAGTAATGGAGGTTAACCCTCTTAATGGAAGTAACTATGCTGGTGCTATTATAACAAACGGATTCATCGTCGCAGTCGATAAGACAACAGAGGATTTTTTCTCTACTTCTGGAAATACAGTAAACAGCATTGCAATAAATACCGGTACTGGTCTGTTAAAAGGATTTTCTACAAATGGAAGCCAGATTATAAGAGTTGATCAAGGTATTGACTCTACTGCTGTTACCTCTTTACCATCTGAATTAAAAGAGACTCAATATATTGTCGAAATGGATAATAGACTAGGTGTTCTACTAGACAAAAATTATAATCAAGTTAATCCATCTTACGTAGACGATGACGATATCGCAAGTTACTTTGTCTCATTAACAACAGATCCATCAATGGTAAGAGATAATCCAGTATCATCAATTGATACTACTACATCAAATAGTGGTCAGGTTATCTCTGGTCCAAGAGGAACTATATTAGAATTTGGTATCGAAGCTAGCTTAACAACAAAAACAAGCACTTATATGTTTGATACTATCGGATCTATATATACAGGAACTCGTAGCCCAGCTACTTCTACCCTAAAAACAATCTTTTCTAACATCATTATCACTGGTGCAACGACCGGATATTCAATAACCGTTCCTGTTGTATACGCTAAACTTATCTAATAGAGACAAGGAATAAAACATGGCAACGACTTTTAAAACTTTAACTACCGATGACGTAACAAACACAAGAACGTTATTGTATGAGCAAATACCTTTGACTGGTACTATATTCTCAGGTACTTATTCTTCAAGTGCTGGTGAACTAAATATTTTAAATTATTCTCATAAAATGTTTCAAACAGTTTATGATTATCCGTATTTAAGTTCATCTGCAAATGATTTATTTGATGTTACATATGGAATTTCATCCAATTCTGTAATGGCTGCATCTTCTCAGGCAACAACAGATAAGTCTAAAAAAATAAGTATATACAACCAAATGGCTAAAACATTAGTTGGTTATGATAGCACTGGTTCTATAAAATTATTTGACTACGAAGCATCGACGAACCCAAATGGAAACAAAATAAGCAATGGTTTCTTTTTAACATTCTCTAGATTGTTGGTAAAAGATGAAATTAAAAAAGGGTCATTTAAGATGAAATTGGGCTTAGGCCAATCAGATACTAGCAGATTTGGATTAACTGGTACTATCGTTGATTACAGCGGTACGCTAAACCCACCAGGTTATTTAACAAACTCACCAGTTGGAGATGTTGGTCTATTATATATCTCTGAGTCTATAAATGATCAAACTAACTTCCCAACAAATCCACATAATGATAACTGTGGATTGATTTTCTATCAAGCTGGCGTGGTTTTACTAAGCGGTCAAACTTTCCAGAAATATTCTGCTGGTGTTAGTGAATTTACTAACATGAGCGCAAGCGCTTATGGTCAATTAAGCGATGGAGATACTTTTGTTAATTATGGTTCTTCTTCTCTTGGAATAACTGCATTAGCGGGAACAGCTTCTATCGATGGTATGGCAAATGCACTAAGAAGAAGAATTTCTAATATAGAATTTCAAAATACAACAGAATTAAATTCAACAATTTACTTCTTAAGAATTAATAACAATGAATTTAATTATAGCTCTAACCCAACTTATCTATCCTCAAGTCAAATTAGAGTAAAAAATGGAAATCCAGCAAATGCACCTGTTTCATATATCACTACCGCTGGCCTATATTCTCCAGATAATGAACTTTTAGCTGTAGCAAAATTATCACAACCGTTAAAGAAAACCGAAGAGCAATCGATGATATTAAGAGTTCGTTTGGATTATTAATATGAATTATAAAAAATTTGGCCTAGAAGATGTATTAAAAAATACAATAAAAGCATATCCTCAGAATTCAATTTTTATTGATTCTACAGGGTCTGTTTTTATCAAAAATCTAGGCCAAATTTTATCTTCTGATACAAAAAATTCATCATTAGTACTTGGATCTGGCTTAAATTTACTTGGATCTACAAATTATTCTTTAAGATATGATCTAAATACGCAATTTGGAAATTGGACACCAGTTAACACAACTCAACAAAATCAATATACAAATTCGCAACCTACTATAAACAACTATTTATCTTCTTCAGTTAAAATATTTTCAATAACTTCAAGCAATTCTTCTAATTTTACTGACCAAACATCTATTACAGGTATAGCACAGTCTATTAAATTGGTTTCTTTAAAGAATACTCTAGACTGGTATTCATCAGTTACACCCTCTTATACATCCTCTAACTATATTTCAAGTTATAAAGTAGATATAAATAATCAAATTTCAGCAAATGTTCCAAAGGATATATTAATGGTAAATATACCATCTATATTCTATGGTTCCTCTATAAAAAGAGGAAGCGTGCAATTAGATTTTTATATTACAGGTACTTTAATTGGAAGATTGCAGGATTACAGATATAATGGAGAGTTAGTAGAAGTAACAGGATCTAGCACTGGCAGTACGGCTGGTGTTATTTTATATGATGAGGGTATTATATTATTAACTGGTAGCTGGAATTTAAATAACAGTACAAAAGACAACTATGTTTACTATTCTGGCAGTACAAAAACAATAGACACTGACCTTCCAAAATGGAAACATTGGGGTAAATCTCAATTATCTAGCTCTCTATTGAATTCATCTAGTTTTGAACTAGACTTTCAAGGCACTAATTACATTTCTTCTACCACTATGCTTCTTCATTTGGCTAAAAATGAAGCAAACATGACAAACAATAAAACATTCGTTCAGCATAATCAATCTAATTTTAAATATGTTGCCACTTCATCAAATAGTTATATTGAAAATAAAGAAATATTAATAAAAAATACAATAAAAACGCCTTATACAAATGTAAGCGGCTCCTTCAAGAAGCAGACTTTTATAAATAAAATTGGCATTTATGATGAAAATAAGAAACTAATAGCAATAGCAAAACTAGCAACCCCAGTAAAAAAGAACAACGAGAGAGAATATACGTTCAAACTTAAGTTAGACATCTAATTATTTTAATATGGAAAACGAATATACGCCAAAGCAATCAACTACAAAGCTGCCTCGATCAAATATCGAGACTATAGACGGCGCTTTATTTAAATACGTAGATGAAAAATTAAATTTACATTGCACTACTGCTGAAGGTTTTAAAAAAGTTCCTGTAATTTGGTCGAACTCTGAAAGAGCCTACCAAATAAAGAATAATGTTCAAATAAGAGATAATAATGGAACCCTTATTCCTCCAATTATTTCAATTCATAGAAAAAGTATTTCTAAAAACCCAAATGAAAAAGGAACATTTCAAGCAAATTTAGCTCCATTACACAATAGAGTTATATATGAAAGAGAACTAAATCAAGATAAAACATCTAATTTTGCTAATGCCGACACTCAAAAGCAGGTTGGACAACTTAATTTTATTACTTCAAAAAAGAATAAAAAACAAGTATTAAAATTTAAGTCAGTTTTAATGCCTGTATATGTCATGATTGAATATGAAATTCAAATCTTGACAAGTTATTTACAACAAATGAATGAACTAACGCAGCCGTTCATGACTAAAACTGCTGCGTTAAATTATTTTGTTATAACCCATGAATCGTTTAGGTACGAATGTTTCATTCAACAAGATTTTTCACAAGAATCAAATGATTTAGCTGAAGAAGAAAAGAAACATAAATCTACTGTAACTATAAAAGTTCTTGGACAGCTTATCGGGGATGATGTAAATCAAGATATCCCTACAGAAAAAGTAGAAGAAAACGCTGTAGAAATTAAATTCCCAAGAGAAACAAGTCTTTTAGGAGCAGAAGAAGAAGCAAGAAAAAGAAGGATAGTATCTAATCCAGCCAGTATAGGTCCAGAATTAGTCTCTGTTGGAAATGTCATTAAAAAAACATTTCTTGTTGGGGATGGAATAAACTCATCATATACAATTACTCATGATATGAATAGTAGAGACATGTATGTAAACGTGAGAGAAACTGGCGGAGATTATAATATGGTATTTGCTGGTGTTAGCTTTGTCAATTTAAACAGCTTAAGCATTAACTTTGGAAATGTTATAGGCATCAACTCCCATCTTATAACTATAATATCATAATGGATACTAAAGATCAAATACTAAATTTATATGAAGAAATTTTTCAAGAAATTTTAGAATGTGAAGGGGATCTAAAAAAACAAGGTTTATTACTGAAAAATAAAAATTTATTAATAGATAAAATCAATATTTTAAGTCAAAAATATAACGAGTTAATAAATGAAGTACAATCTTAGCTTTATACAAATTTTAAATTGGATATATGTTTTAAAGGAAAAATTAAAAAATACAAATATTCAATCTAGCGAAAAACAACAACTTGTTGAAGAATTACTAAAACAGCAAAAAAATTTAAATAAAATTATAGATGTCCTAAATAAAAAAAGCAAATTTGTAGGAGTCCAGAAGAAATTTCTAGATGAATACAAAAAACTAAAGAGGAACAAAGATGGCACTAGCGCCGTTTAAAGTACTACCAAACTTAATAGTGAATGGCAGTATTTTAAAATATGATGAAAACAACGTCATCTTTGAGGTGACTGGTGGTGTTAATGGTCACGTTAGTTCATCTGTACCATATATTGGTATCTTCCTAGGTACTTCTTCATATGCTCAATTAGCTGCTACCGCTTCTTATTTTAGTGGATCTATAGAAACTGCTTCATATGCTAATACTGCACTAACCGCAACATATGCTTACACAGCATCAAGTTTTGAAGCATCGTTAAACACTAAATTAGTTAATGCATATAAAAGATTAAGATATAAAGTAACAGGAAATTTTGATAATAATGGAAATGCAATAGTCGTTTTACCAACTTCTTCACTTGGATCTAACGCTTTTACTCTGCCTTATTTTAACGATATATCAATAGATATTCTTGTTCAGTCTGGAAGTTCTTGGGTTAATGAAATTATAGCCTATGAACTTAAGGTATCTGGCTCATTAAACAATGAATTATACGTGGTAATGGATGCACCAGATCTAGACTCAGCTTATAAATATAAATTAGTCGCGGTAAATGAAAATGGAGAACTATTTAATATAGTATAAATTTAACTTTGGAGAATAAATGAATGGCTAGGCAAATAAAGTCTTTGACAGACTTATCAGCGCAAAAACTACTTCAGAAAAAAGTAGGAACTAATATTGTTTTTGAAGTAAGCGATACAAATATCAGCGCTTCAATACCATTAACAGCGTCTGCTCTTGTATCAAATAGTACAATCTCTGGCAGTGGTAGATTAACTGCTGGTTCTGGTTATTTTGGCGGTGATGTTCAAATTATGGGTAACATGTTAGTAAGCGGTGCGCTTGCTATCATCAATACCGATGTGCTTGAAGTAAAAGATAACATCGTTGTTATCAATAAACTAAGCGGATCTAGTGGCGCATACGATGCATCACAAGCCGGTCTATACATCAACAGAGGAAATAATGAAACTGGCTCGTTCCTATGGGTCAGCTCAAGCAACGATTATCAATTTGGCTATACAACAAATGCCGGTGGAACAACTAATTTAGCTGATTTAAAATTCAATAAAGCTAAAATTAATTCTATCAGTGGTTCTGCTGGTGTGGACGTTGATTCTAATATTAGATTAAATCAAACTGCGTCACTACATACCTCTGCTTCATTTACGACATTAACTGGTATAGTTGTTAACGGCGGTGGATTATTTAATATCGATCAAGCATTCCATGCTATCGATGATGCATTAACTTCTGGAACTAACAATACAAAAATTGTAAATGCTTACAACAGATTACGTCATCAAATAACAGGCGCATTCGATGCTTCTGGAAATGCAATTGTAATCTTACCAAAAACAAAATTAGGACAAAATGCATTCCCAGCAACAGACTTAAATTACGTTATGGTTGATGTTGCTACATTAGATACAGGCGTATGGGTAAATGATCTATTATCAGTACAATTAAAAGTATCTGGTACACTAAGCGACGAATTACACGTTGTTCTAGACGCCCCAGCATTAGGCGCAACAGATAAATATAGATTAATTGCAGAAAATTATAATACAGCTTCATATGCATTGGTATAATAAATGGCAGTCCAAGATTCTGAATTTGCAAGAATAAGGAATAAAATTCTTGCAAGCGAAACAAAGCTACAGAACATTAACGCTGACGGATCGGTTATTACTGCGTCTGTCGGCGTTAGTTCTTCTTTGGGATTATTTAATAATTTAACTGCATCCGTTGGAGTTAGTTCTTCTTTGGGATTATTTAATAATTTAACTGCATCTGGTGGACTAAATGTTACTGGATCTGTTTATTTTTCTGGTAGTAGCTCTGGCGATCCTGCTGAAATAGTTCAGGTCGCTAGAGATACAGCGTGCTATATGTCTTTAAGCACAAACAATAAAAAACTTATACTTGGCGCAGATGATCCTAATGTTTGTTTTATTGGAACAAAAACAAATCATTCTCTTTCAATAAAAACAAACGATATAGAAAGAATTACAATAAATTCAAGCGGCCTTATAACTACTAATTTAAGTTTTAATAATGGTGCCGGTATAGATTTTTCTAATACACCAGGCCCAACTGCTGGCTCAGGAACCCTTACATCTGAATTGCTTAATGATTACGAAGAAGGTACATGGTCGCCTGTTTTAGCTAACTTTACTAATTCCGTAGTTGGCACTGCTAGATATATAAAAGTTGGAAAATTAGTAACCTTAACTTTAACTATTAATCCAAGTTTCGGTACTGCTGATTTTGTCTTTGGCGCGACTATCAAAGGGATTCCTTATCCATCTCAATATTACTCTACCGGTTATTTAAACGGTAACAACAGTTCAAATCCATCAGATTATACTTTTCCATTAATACTGTCTTCAAATGCAGCTGGCACTCCAAATACTATAACTGTAAAAAAAGATTCAGCACAATCTTATACTGATGGGTTTTTGCTAAACATAACTTACATTGCAACTTCGTAGGAGATTAAATGTTAACAGAAGAAAAAATTTTAGACAAGATAGAAATATTTAATAACAATATTTTTATAAGAGAAAAAGTTATTGTTAAAAGAGATGGTGTAGAAATAGCATCAAACTATAATAGAACATCATTTTCTCCCGGTGATGACATTTCTATGCAAGATCCAAAGTTAATTGCAATTGCTGCAACCATTTGGACAAATTTAACAAGTTCAGAAATGTCTGGTACATTACCATAATGATACTCGGATTAGATATAAGCACCTCGATAACTGGAATAACCGTTCTCGGAGAAGACGGCGCTATTCTTCACAACGAAGCAATAGATCTAACTAGCAAAAAACTAGATACTCTATTTAAAAAAGCAGCAACAGTAAAAGCAAGATTGCTTGAACTAAAATATCTGTTTAACATCAAAAATATTATATGGACAATCAAGATAATCTAAAAACTTGCAATAAGTGCAAAAAAACAAAAAATATAGAATATTTTTCTTTATGTTTAAAAACTAAAAAATACAAAAATATTTGTAAGCAGTGCAATGCTGAAAAAGCAAGAATATGGAGACAAAATAATAAAGAAAAAGTAAAAATTTCTAAAAATAAACACGCAATCAAGCATAAACAAAAAATTGCAGAAGGTCAAAAAAAAGAAACGATAAATGGTACGAAACTAATAAATATAAAGTTAGCATGTATCGACATACTTTAACTAATAGATATTTAAGATATGTTAGTAATTGTAAAACTAAAGAAAGAAAATTTTTATTATCAAAAGAAGAATTTTTTAAAATAACTTCTCAAGAGTGCTATTACTGTGGTGGCTTTAATGTTTCGGAAAATATATTAATTGAAAAAATAAATTTAGATTATTGCGGTATAGATAGAATTGACAATTCTATAGGTTATATAATAGAAAATTGTGTTCCCTGTTGCAATATTTGTAATAGAATGAAATTAGATTTATCATATAATGGATTTACTCAGCACATTAAAAAAATATTGGAAAAAATAAAATGATATTAGGAATAGATGTTGGAACTCAATTATTAGGTTTTACAGTTATTGATGCACAAGAAAAAATTATTCATAATGAATGTATAGACTTGACAAGCAAAAAAAATATTAGTATCTTTAAGAAAGCTGCCGTAGTAAAAGAAAGATTTATACAAATAAAAAATTTATATAATATTAAAAATGTTTTTATAGAGCAATCACTAAATGCTTTTAGACCAGGATCATCGAGCGCAAATGTTATTGTAACAATTTCAAAATTTAACGGAATTGTTAGTTGGTTATGTGCTGAAATTTTTCAAACAGAACCAGAATATATCGGAGCCTCTACTGCGAGAAAAGCACTGGGAATAAAAGTAGAAAAAGGTCAAAACGCAAAAGAAATCGTACTAGCTCATATCTTAGGACTTGAATCGACATTTAAAGTAGAGTATACTGCTCACAATAACCCCAAAAAAGGTACATATGATCGCGCTGACTCATATGTTATTGCGAAAGCAGGATTCTTTCAATGTCAGAAACAAAAAAAGTCCAAATCTTAAGAGATATTCTTGGAGAATATTTTCATAGCGGAAATGAACTATTATTTAAGTGTCCGTTTTGCGATCATCACAAGAAAAAATTTAGCATAAATATAGCAAAAGGTGCGGGTAAATGCTGGATCTGCGATTGGTCTACTCCCAACCTAGCAAGAATAATTAAAAGATTAGGCACATACTCTCAACTCCAAGAATGGAATGAGCTATGTGGAATCATAGAAATCAATGATTATTCTAAGATCTTTGAGCAAGAAGATGAAGAAATTAAAGAAGAAGCAGTAAACCTCCCAGAAGAATTTCAATCTCTATGCAATAAAGATAATAGCCTAACTTCACTAAAAGCTAGAAGATATCTAAAAGATAGAGGCTTAAGAAAAGAAGATATTCTATTCTGGAAGATAGGTTATGCTACCTCTGGTGAGTATGAAGGAAGAGTAATAATTCCATCTTTTAATTCATCAGGTAAAGTAAATTACTATGTTGGTAGAACTTATGAAGATAACTGGAAGAAGTATACAAACCCAGACGTTAAAAAAGATATAGTTTTTAATGAATTATATATAGATTGGAGTCAAGATGTTACGATTGTTGAAGGAATTTTTGATGCGATTAAAGCAAAAAATGCAATCCCGATCCTTGGCAGCACCCTCAGAGAAAACTCAAAAGTCTTCAGAGAAATCATCAAGCAAGATCCCGCAATCTACTTGGCGTTAGACCCAGATGCAGAGAAAAAAGCAGAAAAATTGATTAGTGATCTGCTAAATTATGATGCAGAAGTCTATAAAATCCCAGTTCCATCAGGAATAGATGTTGGAGATATGTCTCATGAACAATTTTTGGAATGTAAAAAGAATGCGAAACTAATTAAGGATACGGATTATTTCCTTCTTAATAAACTAATGAGCATATAAACATGATTATAAACAAAAAATTAATACAAAAGATTATAACAGAAGAGATAAAAAACGCTCTTGCAATGACAAAAAAGCTTAAAAGACTTAAAGAGCCAAAAAAAGAAGATTCATTAAGAAGAAACTTAATTAATTTATTTATTAAGTATAGAGAGATAGTAGAAAAAAATACTATTGCAGATAAAGAAAGTATAGTCCCACAGTTCAGAAAAGAATTAATGTTGCTAAAAAAGAAATTTAACGTGCAACTTAAGGGAAAAAAGCTAGGGGAATTCTTCATTGCAATGTTAATCGACCACGCAGACCCACAATTATTAACGTTTGCAAAGATGCTCTTAAATAGTGATAAGATGAGAGCAGACAAAATGGATGACTATACAGTCTCTATAAGCCCAGAAGAAGAGAAATACGCGCCTCACAATCTACCTTTTAGAAATATAAAGTCCACAGAGGCATATGGTAATAAAGTAGACGACGTAAGAAGATTTAGAAACAATTAAGACAGCAATAAACTATGCTATAATCGACCCACTATGACCTAGTGGGTCATTTTATTTTGAGGGATAAATGAAGATACTACACTTGTCGGACACACATCTATTAAACTTAAAGCGCCATGATGAGTTTAAGATCGTATTTAATGAGATATATCGCATAGCAAAAGAACAAAAAGTAGACTACATCATTCACTGCGGCGACATTGCTCATACAAAAACACAAATCAGCCCAGAATTTGTAGAAATGGCAACAAAATTTCTACGTTCTCTATCAGAAATTGCTCCAACTTTTGTAATTCTTGGAAATCACGATTGTTTTAGCGCAGATCATGAGATCCTAACAAAAAAAGATGGATGGCAGAATATTTCTGAGTATGTAAATGCCAACAGAAACGATGAAATTGCTACTTTTTCTACTAATTTAAATCAAATTGTATTTGAAAAACCAATTGGTTTAATTAAAAAAATGTTTAATGGCGAATTAATTAATTTAATTTCTCCAAAAGCAGATTTGCTTGTTACGCCAACACATCAAATTTTATATAAAAATAACTCAAGTGATGTATATCATAAGAAGATTGCAGAAGAAATATCTTTAAATGATTATATACCTTTAAATGGACTAAGTGGTGATACAACTAATGATTATTTTTACAACCTATTAGGATTTTGTCTAGCAGATGCTACATTTGTACTTAGGAAGCATAAAAGTGCAAAGAAACAAAAATATGATAGTTGTAGAGTTCAATTCCATTTTAAAAAAGAAAAAAAAATAGAATACTTGTCATCTTTGCTTAATAATTTAAATTATAAATTTAATATTAATTATCAAAAAGACGGCACCGTATTTATGCGTATTTATGGTGATTTAGCTAAAAAAATAATTTCGTTTTTTGAAGCACAAAAAAGTATACCAAATAGCATTTATTCTTGTAGTAATAATGAAATTAAAAGTTTTATAGACGGATATTTAAATGGAGATGGTAGCAAGATAACAAAAAATACATGGACATGCACCAGTATTTCAGAACAAAACGCTATTAATCTTGTAACTCTCTCAAGATTTGTTGGATATATGTCACATATTAGCGATCAAGAAGTATATGGTAAATTTAAAAACTCTAAACGACAATATGTTTTCTATATTACTAAAAATAATATAACAAATAATACCGGCATAGATAATATTAAAAAAATTAAACACGAAGATTATGTTTATTGTGTTACTGTTCCTAATTCAAATATTTTAATCAAAAGAAATGACAAAATTTGTATAACTGGGAATTGCAATCTCAAAAACGATACACGAACTGATGCGATTTCACCTATTGTTAATGCTATCAGCTCAGAAAACCTTAAGCTTTTTAAGTATTCTGAGGAATATTCGCTTAATGATGAAGTAAATTTGAATATCTTGAGTCGGATTGATGAAGAAAACTGGAAAAAGCCATCAGATCCTTCAAAAATCAATATCGCTCTATATCATGGAGCTATTTCTGGTGTAAAAACAGACGGTGGTTATACTTTAGAGAATGGAGAACATAACATTACTGCCCTTGAAGGCCATGATTATGCATTCTTGGGCGATATTCATAAAAGTAATCAAATTGTTGATACAGAAGGGCGAGTAAGATATCCAGGATCAACTGTTCAGGGTAACTTTGGGGAGTTTGATGACAAAGGATTCCTTATTTGGGATATCCAATCAAAAGATAAGTTCTCTTGTCAGCATTTTATTATCCCAAATCCAAAACCATACCTAACAATTGACCTAGATGATGAAGGAAATCTACCAGATATTGACGTAAAAGATGGCTCAAGGGTCAGAATTATGACCTCTAAGAACATTTCGCTTGAAAAAACAAAGCGTGCAACAGAAATTATCAAGAATCGCTTCAATCCAGAGTCAGTTATCTTCGTAAATAAGGCTTTGGCTAGTAGTTCTGATGCAAAACATGTCTCAGAGATCGTTTCAAATAACGAAAATCTACGAGATGGTAAGGTCCAAGAGAATTTAATCACGGATTTCCTAAAAGATTACAAAGCTGAAGAAGAAGTTATGCAGAATGTAATCAAATTGAATGAAAAATACTCTTCTATGGTTGAAGATACCGATGAAACCAAGAGAAATGTGAAATGGAAGCTAAAAAACCTACAATGGGATAACCTTTTTAACTATGGAGAGGGTAATTCAATCAATTTTGACAATTTAAGAGGTATTGTTGGTGTTTTTGGTAAGAATTATAGTGGAAAATCATCAGTTATAGACTCGCTGCTCTATACAATCTATAATACTACCTCAAAAAACAATAGAAAGAACCTTAATGTTATTAATCAGACAAAAGATAAGGGTTCTGGTCGTGTAGAAATTGAAATTGATGGAGAAAACTACGTTATTGATAGAGCTTCTGAGAAATACACTAAAAAATTAAAGGGAGTAATTACAACAGAGGCTAAAACAGATGTAGAATTTACTTCTGACGCTGGTTCTCTTAATGGTTTAGCTCGCAATGACACAGATAATAGCATTCGTAAGTATTTTGGTACTGTAGATGACTTCTTTTTGACCTCTATGGCGAGTCAATTTGGTTATCTTTCATTTATTTCAGAAGGATCTACTAAGCGTAAGGAAATTTTAGCTAAATTTCTAGATTTAGAGATGTTTGAGAAGAAATTTAAGCTTGCCAAAGAAGAAAGCGCAGAACTAAAAGCACTTCTAAAGAAGCTAGAAGGCAATAATTTCGACAGAGACATAACTAATACCGAATTAGAACTCGCTCAAACACATGCAAATATAACTCATAACCAAAAACAGCTAGATGAATTTAAAGAAGAGATAGAAAAACTTAATGACGAGTTAAAAACGCTAAAAGAGCAACTTAATGCAACCCCAGTTGACGTGTCTAATTATTTTAAGCTGCATAATTCTTTAGTTTTAAACAAACAAAAGGTTGAAACTTTAACAAATAGCAATATTTCTTATAAAGAGGAAAATTCTAAATTAAATACATTGATTTCTAAGCTTGAAAGTTTTATAAAACTAGTTAATTATGAGCAATTAATTAAAGACGATGCAGAGCTAGATAAAATTAGAGATGAAATGGTTCCACTTGAAAAAGAAATTGATTCTCTAGAAAAAAACATAAAAGGATATGCACATAAATTAAAGCTCTTAGAGGACATTCCCTGTGGCGATCAATTCACCAGTTGCAAGTTCATTAAGGACGCCTTCCAAGCTAAAGAAAAAATGGCTACTGACCAAAGAGTGTTGCTGGATCATAAGCATAATTACTCTATCCTTGATACTCGTTATAGCGAGCTTGATGAAAAAACAACTAGTGGACTTAATAAGCACGGTGAAGCGACGAAGAAAAAGAAGGAATCAGAAGATAAAAGATCAAAAAACGAGCTACAAATAGCTAATAACCTTCTTTTGATTGAAAAATTAACTTCACAGATCGAAAAAGATCAACAAGAGTTTGATGAACAAGAGAAAAATCGTGAACTTATTGAAAAATTTGATGAGTTAAAGAAAAAAAATAAAAACCTAGAGCAAAATCTTCAATTAACAAAAGGCTCGTATGAAGCAAGAGATCGTGATTTGCGTGATTTCTATAAAAAAGAAGGATCACTCAAACAAAAGATTGAAAATCTTAACGAACAAAAAGAAAATCTTGAGAAAACAAGAAAAGAATACTCAGCCTACGATCTTTATTTAAAATGTATGCATCCAAGTGGCATTACTTATGAAATTATTAAGAATAAATTGCCAGCTATCAATGAAGAGATTGCTAAAATACTAAATGGAGTTGTAAATTTTGGAGTATTTCTAGAAAACGATGACGATAAGCTTGATATAATGATCAAACATCCAAATAGTGATGCAAGGCCATTAGAAATGGGTAGTGGAGCAGAAAAAACATTAGCGTCAACTGCTATTAGAATAGCTTTAAATTGTTGTACTACATTACCAAGACCTGAATTACTAATTTTAGATGAACCAGCAACCGCTTTAGATCAAGAAAATATAGATGGATTTATAAAAATTCTTCAAATATTAAAAGAATATTATAAAACTATTATTGTTATTTCACATTTAGATCAATTAAAAGAGTGTGTAGACTCTCAGATAGAAATTATTAATAATAATGGGTATGCTTTTATTAATATTTAATACTATTTATTCTAGATGATCCACAAAAAATATAAAATCGGAATTTATAGAATTCTCACAAAACATAACAATAAAATATACATAGGAAGCAGCAAAAATATTCATATGCGCTGGCATAAGCATCGTTATGAGCTTAGAAAAAATATTCACTCAAATAAACATATGTTAAATGTATATAATAAATACGGAGAAGAAGATTTTGAATTTTCTATTATAGAAGAAGTTGAAAATATATCTCTCTCGACAGAAAGAGAGCAGCATTATATAGATTTATATAAATGTTATGATAAAAACGTTGGATACAATAAAAGAAAAAAAGCAGAAACAAATCTTGGTGTTGTTTGCTCTGAAGTAACAAGAGAAAAACACAGAATCAACTCTTTAGGCAAAAAACACTCAGAAGAAACAAAAAAAATAATTAGTGAAAAAAATAAAGGTAAAATTTTTTCTGAAGAAACTAGAAAAAAAATGAGTTTAGCAAAAAAAGGAAAAAGTAATCACTGGAAAGGAAAAAAACGAAGCGAATCTCAAAGAAAATTTTTGTCTGAGTTAGCCAAACAAAGAACTGGAGTTAAAAATTCAAATTCCAAATTGACTGAAGAGCAAGTAGAAGAAATAAAAAATATGCATAAACAAAAAATAAAAATAAATGATATAGCTAAACAGTTTAGTGTTTCTAGAAGTTCTATAAAAAGAATTATATATAATATAACATATAAACGTAAATCAATAGAGGAAAATAAATGAAAATCACAAAACAATTTTTATTAGAATTGATAAAAGAAGCTATTGAAGAAGAAAGTCATGAAACTATGAGCGCTTCAATAGAATCAAATCTTCAACAAGAAGATGAGGAGAAAGGAGATGGGCGTAATAGAAGACATAAAAGAAGAAGTAAAAGACGAAATGAAAGAAAGAGAGAATGATAGAGGCGTGCTAGACATTATTACTGAGAAAGCGATTAGTCGCAAATTTCTTGTATGGGTAGTGGCTAGCGCGCTTCTTGCGTTTGGCAAAATCGACGCAGATAACTGGGTTTCTATTACTTTGGGTTATGTCGGCATAGAAGGATTTGCTGATCTAGCTACAAAATGGAAGGGAGCAGGAAAATAATGGGAGCAAAACAATGGGTGGTATTGGCGGCTGTAGTTGTGGTTTGTGTATTTGGTGTCGTGGCGACAAAAAGCCTGATCAAGCAACAAGTGGCTCAACAGACACAGGAAATTCAAGAAAATCATGCTAAACAATTAGCAGAAGAGAAGTTAAAATGTGAAACAAGCAAGCTGGAAATGGAATCAGCTCTTAAAAAACATATTGTCGAAATTGAAGCAGAGCTAGAGAAAACAAAAATCATTCTTGAGAAGATCCAGAAACAAGGTAGAGTAACAGAAACTATTAAAAATGATGTAAAGGGATTTATGAAAGACTTTGATGCGCTAATCGGAACAAAAGGAAAAGCAAATGAACAAGCTAAATAAATTTATAAGTTCAGTAGTTCTTGTAACATTCCTATCCATGATCTCTGCGCCAGTATATGCAGAAACAGCCCCAGATTATGAACATATGCCAGCCGGTGAATGTCTTAAAAAACCTGGTTTCTTCTTTTCAGAAGATGGCATGGCAAATCTATATCTTTCAGTAGAAGAGAAAATTAAACTTGCGGTTCTTGATAAACAAAAAGAACTTAATCTATGCAAAGTTGATCTAGAAAATTGTACAAAAAGTAAAGAGATCGAACTACAAATCCAGAAAGAAATGTTTGAAAAACAGTTGCTCGTTAAACAAGATGCAATTGATGCCTATAAAAATCAAGCATTCTGGGGTAATATTTTGGCAACTGGTGGCGTGATTATAGGGATCGGCGCTGGTTTTTTCCTCGGAAAATACATAATTAAATAAATATTAGAAATTTGTAGATTTAAAGACTATTTATGTATTAAATACTCTTGGAGAAAATAGATGAAAATTGTTTTACATAGTAAAAAAAGTAATAAATTAAACGAAGTTGAGCCTATAACAACTGCTTTAGTTGCAGGATTAGCATTATTAATTGGTGGTTTTATTGGTATGCTTTTTGGTCCAAAAGCTAAACAAATTACTGAAAAAGCAGCTAAAAATGCAGAAGATACTGAACGTAAAACAGAAGCAGCAGTAGAAGCCGACCCAGCAATTCATGCTTCTAGAAAAAAGAAAATTAGAGGTGATATAAGAACTGCTTTTGAAACAGCAAAAACTAAAATTGAAGAATTATCAAAACAGGCAGCGGATAAACAAACCGCTAGTACTATGACAGAAAAGCCAACCGAAATGGCTAAAAAAATTATAGAAGAATATAATAAAAAAGTTCAAGACATAACATCTGGCGTTAAAGTTTCAGAAAATACAGGTGTAATCATAAAACAACATATAGCAACAGTACAAAATCTTGCAAATACTTTAGGCATGGCAGATAAAATTGCTCTTATGTATGGAAAAAATATTGAAGGCGGGTTATGGAAATCCGTAGTCTATACTAATCCAGACCTAGCTAGTAAATTAAGTGATGAAGCTAAATGGAATCGTTTTGTT